TTTTAATGTATTGCCAATTTTCCCAACTGCTGGTGGAGCTGCTCCAGGAGCACTTACCGACACTTGGACGATGACAGTCATTGGAACACCAACAGAAACCTTCAGCTAAGAGATCGGAGCATCGGGAGCTATGAAATCGCAAATTACAATTACATATAACTCAGGCGAGCAAGTTACTTATGTGGCCCAACCGCCTGAGTATGCCAAATGGGAGAAGGCAACTGGCAAGACGATTGGCGAATTAGGCGGTGTCTGGGACATTATGTTCTTGGCATATAACGCAATGAAGCGCGAGTCGGCTGGTAAGCCAGTCAAGGCTTTTGATGTATGGATGGAAACCGTTGCTGATATTGATGTGAGTAACGAAAACCCAAAAGCCATACCGCTGGAAGCCTAAATTACCTTCTAACGCTTCTGGCAATTGAAACGCGAATTCCCAAACAGTATTGGGATGATGCGGAAGATGTCCTAACTGCTTTGGAGATATTGAAGGAGAGAAATGGTGGCAAGTGATCCGATTACTTATGATCGCCGCGAGCTATCAGGTATTCTTAAAGCTTTTAAAGCAATGGATGACCAAGCAGTTCAAGAAGCAAGAACCGAAAGTAACGCCCTCGCAACCTACGCCGCCAATCAAATCAAAGTTACCGCGATGGGACGAACGGTCGCGAGTGCTGGTGTTCGGAGAGTTGCCGAAGGTGTCAGAATCAGCAAATCATCTAAAATCGGCGAATTCTCTTATGGCTTTGCATCTCAAAGGTTTTCTGGTGGCGCAACAACACAGAAGCTCTGGGCGGGCCTTGAATTTGGAAGTAACCGCTATAGCCAGTTCCCCAGAAGAACTCCCAATCGCGGACGCGGCAATTCTGGCTACTTCATCTACCCGACACTTCGCAAGATTCAGCCTGAATTAGTGCGCAAGTGGGAAGAAGCTTTCGCTACAATATTAAAGAAATGGGGATAACAAATGGCTGGTAATAGAACGCTTAAGTTATCTATCCTTGCTGATGTTGATGATTTAAAAAAGAAACTTGGTCAAGGCGAAAAAGAAGTAGAAGGCTTTGGCAATAAATTAGGTGAATTTGGTAAAAAGGCAGCAGCAGCATTTGCAGTTGCAGCAGCTGCAGCAGCGGCCTACGCTGGCAAGTTATTGGTTGATGGCGTTAAAGCTGCAATTGAAGATGAAAAGGCGCAAGCCAAGTTAGCAACTACTTTAGAAAATACAACTGGTGCAACAAAAACTCAGATTAAAGCCGTTGAGGATCAAATCCTTCAAATGTCTTTAGCAACGGGCGTTGCTGATGATCAATTACGCCCATCATTTGAAAGATTAGTTAGAGCAACTAATGATGTTTCAGAAGCTCAAAAATTACAAACATTAGCCTTAGATATTGCCGCTGGTTCTGGAAAATCTTTAGATTCAGTTAGCCAAGCTTTAGCTCGAGCTTATGATGGCAATGCTTCGGCTTTGAGCCGACTAGGTGTTGGCCTATCGGCCGTTGAATTAAAATCAATGTCCTTTGATGAAGTAACAAAAACTTTAGCTGCTACATTTGGTGGTCAAGCATCAGTTCAAGCAGAAACCTTTAGCGGCAAGGTCGCTAGACTTCAGGTTGCATTTGACGAGGCTAAAGAATCTGTTGGAGCAAGATTACTTCCAATCCTTACCAATTTGCTAGATAAGTTTAATAATAATCTCGCTCCGGCCGTAGAAGCAATACAAAAGAAATTCGAGCCTCTTACTCAGGCAATTGAAGAAAATAAAGAAGAATTTACGGCCATCTGGAATTTCTTGAATAAATACATTGTGCCTATTTTGACTGGTGCTCTTAAAGCTGGCATAAGTGGCATAATTACGACATTTACGACTTTAGTAAATATTGTGGGCAAAGCAGTTAATTTCTTTAAAGACTTATATGATGCTTACAAACGATTTGTTGATTTTATTAAAAATAATCCGTTAAGCCAATTTTTAGGCAAGTTTAATCCATTTAGTAATAGCTCATTTAATGAAACTGGCTTTGACCCTAATTTTAAATATAGCCCTTTTAAAGATACTGGTGCTTTTACTTCTAATGCTAATTTGACTAATCCATTTGCCCCTACTTTGCCATTTGCTCCAACCCAATCGTTTTTAGATGCAATTAGTCGCCGAGATGAATTGAAAGCTGAAACTGAGGCAATTAGAAAACGAATTGAAGATAGAAAAGCTGGTAATCTGACTAGTAATGAAAATCAAGGAATTATTATAAATGTTAATTCACCTTCAGTTATAGATGAAGAAGGATTTAGCCGCGCAGTTGTATTAGCGCTTAACAATTCAACTAATCGCGGGACTATTGGAGCTGGAGATTTGAGAAATACGGCACAAACAGTATGACGCTTTGGACTCCCGATTGGCAGATTTTAGTTAATGGCGAGGAATTAAGTTCAGTTACTTTAACCAATCTAACTATTACCTCTGGCCGTCAAGATATTAATTCACCTACTCCCCCAGGTTATTGCTCAGTAGAAATTATCAATACCAATGGCACTAACTATGATTTCACTATAAATACTTCAGTTACAATTAAGATTAAAAATACCAGCGGAAATTATGTTAATATTTTTGGTGGTCGCATTTCGGATTTAAGACAAATAGTAAGAAGCGCAGGATCTAGCGCGGTAATCACCAGTTTAAGAATTACGGCCATTGGAACTTTGGCTAAATTACAAAGAGCAATTTTTGATGGCAACTTAGCTGAGGGCTTAGATGGAGCTCAAATTCTTGATTTACTAGATGGACTATTGCTAGCTACTTGGAATCAATTGCCAGCAGCCGAAACTTGGTCTGGCTACGATGCGACCGAAACTTGGGCTAATGCTGGAAGTATAGGCCTTGGAGAAATTGATGCTGGCGAATATACGATGGTAAGCCGTCAAATCACAGATACAGTCATTTATCCAATAGTCAATGAAATTGCTAGTTCTGCTCTTGGTTACTTATTTGAAGATGCTAATGGCAATATTAATTATGCAGATGCTAGTCATCGACAAAATTATTTGATAGCCAATGGATATACAGACTTAGACGCTTCTCACGCCATAGCTTCTGGCATTGGTGTAATTCAGCGTCAAGGCGATTTGTGCAATAAATTAGTTGTGGATTATGGCAACAATTTTAATAGTTCTTACACAGCCGAAGATATAGACTCCGAAGCCGAATTTGGCCTATTTGCAGAGCAATTTAGTAGCTATTTAAAAAACGCGGTTGATGTAGAGGATGCCGCAGATCGCATCATTGCGCTTAGAGCTTGGCCTAGAAATACCTTCCAGACCATTACTTTTCCTCTTCAATCGCCTGAAATCGATAATGCCGATAGAGATGCCTTATTAAATATATTTATGGGCCAGCCAGTCAGGATTACCAATTTGCCCCTTAATATCCTAGGTGGCGAATTTACTGGCTTTGTCGAGGGCTGGACTTTTAATGCCTCAGTTTCGGGCCTCTCGATTACCTTCTTAGCTACCCCAACGGAGTTTTCAGCAGTTGCCCAACAATGGGCTCAAGTCAATGCGGCGGAAAGCTGGAATAGTGTGCTCAATACCTTAGAATGGCAAGATGCGATAGGAGTTATTAGCTAAATGGCCAATACAACGAACTACAACTGGGAAACCCCAGACGATACGGATTTAGTCAAGGATGGCGCAGCTGCCATAAGAACCCTTGGCAACTCAATCGATACCACAACTAAGAACCTTAATCCTGAAACTACGACTGGCGATATTGCCTATCGCTCAGCTACTGCTAATACCAACACTAGATTGGCGATTGGAACAACAGGACAAGTTTTAACAGTCGCAGCTGGCGTTCCAAGCTGGGCTACTCCTAGCGATCAAACTCCATTAACAACTAAAGGCGATGTATTTACCTTCTCAACAGTTGATGCTCGTTTAGGCGTTGGAGCTAATGGAACAGTTTTAACTGCTGATTCAGCTGAAACAACAGGTCTTAAATGGGCTACTGTTGCCGCTCCAAGTTTTGTTGGTTGTTCTTTAACTAAAACTTCAAGTCAAGGCACAGATAATGCAACAGAAACAGCGATAACCTTTGATTCGGAAACTTACGATACTGACGGTTTTCACAGTACTGTAACTAATACTTCCAGAATTACAATTCCAGCAGGTAAAGCAGGCAAATATCTATTTACTGGGGTTTATGTTTTTGATGATAATGCTACTGGTATTCGTTATCTTAACTTAAAAAAGAATGGATCGACTAATCTATATCTTAATAACGCAAATGCTACTTCATCATCAGCAGGATTTTATTGCTTTTCTTTCGTTTATAATTTAATTGCAACTGATTATATCGAGATGTTTGTTTATCAGAACTCTGGCGGTTCTAAGAATTTGCTCAGTTCTTGCCATTTCCAAGCTAGTCTTTTAGGAGCATAAAAAATGATTTCATTCGTCAAACCGACAAATCTTGATGGTGCAGTATTAATTGAAGAATTGGAAGCAAATGGCATCGAAGTCCAAGCCAATTTAGTAAATGTCAAATGTCCAATTATTGATGGTTCTGGTGTTTTATGGTTAGACATTAAAGATACTGATGAATCGGCAGCCCAAGCGGTATTAGATAATCATCAAGGCTAAAAGACAAATAGACATAATGGCTAGATTATGCGCAGCAGGTATTCAACTTCGGGAGCAAATTGATGACGATTATCCTGATCGCGATAGGAAGTCTGACGGCTGGATTGCTGACGCTAGGCATCTTGCTAAAGGCAGTTCTGACCATATACCAGTCGATGGAATCGTTAGAGCTTTAGATATTGATGCTGATTTATCAGCTCACAAAGAAGAGGCTTACGCGCTAGTTGAGAAGATTCGCAAGTTAGCCAAGAAGGGCGATAAGCGAATTAAATACATAATCTACGATGGAAAGATTATGAGTCCGATACTGGGATGGAAGCGCAGAGCATACAAAGGCGCTAACCCTCACCGGTCGCATTTTCACATTTCATTCACAACTTTGGGAGACAAAGATGGCAGTTATTTCAACCTCGAAGGAGAAGCTAATGAGCGACTTAAAGAAAATGGCAGAGAGCTGGG